CGTCGAGATTGCTGCGGAACGACAGTGCCAGCGCATTCGCCGCCGACATGATGAACACCACGCCATCGACCGCGATGTTATTCGTGGAGAAGTGCGCGATGAGTCCCATGATGTCGGCCATGGGATTCGTGGTCGCCGCCGCCGTCGGGGCGCCGTTGGTGATGCTCGCGGGATTGACGCCGGCGACCGCGGCCACCGCCGGATCCGTGAACTGTTGATCGAGAAACTGCGCAATGCCCTTGATCATGTCGTTCCGCACGAGGGCTTCCGCGCTGGGATTCGAGAGCTTGATCAGCTCCTGCGTCAGCACGATGATCCCGGCCGCCTTCGTGATGCTCAACGACGTGGAACTGAACGCGAGCTTCGTCACCGGCTTTGGTTTGGACTCGCCTACCCAACCGTAAGTTCCCCCGGCGGTCTGGGACGGCACCTTAGTGTTGAAGGGAACGGTCCGCAGCCCTGGGATTTTTCCGAGGATCGTGGCAGGCCGCAGCAGTTCCAGGAATTCATTCGAGATGTTCTGATTCACCAGCGGCGCGGCCCACGTCGCATCCGTCACGGTGCCCGGTGCGACGGCCGCCTTGAGGAACAGCGCGACTTCCGGCGTCGAATCGTCCCAGCGTTTCGCGTACTCCACGCAATCGCGGATCTGGCCGGTGCGTTCCAGGATGCGCGCGCACGCGGCGCGCACGAACGCGGTGCCCGGCGCGACGTTCGGCCGCACCGAGACCTGGCCCGCGTAGCTGTTTAGGCGCAGCGTCGGCGCCGTCAGCGGGACGGCAGTCGCGCTGCTGATCTGCATCTTCTCCAGCTCGCGCCAGCGCACGAGATCGGCGTCGAGATTCTTCACTTGCGCGGCCAGGCCGTCGTGCTCTTCGGCCTGATCGGGCGCGAGCGTGGCGCCATCGTCGGCGCCGGCCTGCAGGATGTCCGTCATGCGCGCGGTGAACGCGGCGCGTTTGTTTTCCAGATTCTGAATGTGTTCAGCCGTCGTCGGTTTGGCCATCGTGGGCCTCGTGCTCGTGCGGCCCGCAGCGCCGGGCAGGGTGAGGCCAGACGCGGCCAAGTGCGGTAAGTCCAAACTTTTGATCGTGTGGATGGTGGTCTCCACGTTCGCCGGCACCGTGACGAGCGACAGCTCGCAGATTTCCGTTTGCAACAGGTGCATGCCACCAGACGGCAGCGCCTTGATGCCGTCGGCGCCGCCGAGCGGCCGGAACCCGATGCTGACGCCGGTCATCAGCCCGGCCTGGATGCTGTGCCAGGCTTCGTTTACGCGGTCACGTACGGCGCCCGGCTCGGCGATGTCCGGCAGCGTGGCGGTAAAGGCGATCCCGTCCCGCCGCGCGGTCAGCGTGGCGCGGCCGATCGGCCGTTCGCGGTCGTGATGGAGGAGCAGCGGCAGGGGATTGCGAAACGTGGCGCCCAGCGGCTCGAGGATATCGCCGCGGCGGTCGGGCGTCGGCGTGGATGCCAGCCCGGTGATGGTGCGCCGCGGGCCGTCGAGAGCTTTGATGGACAGCAGCGCGTAGGCCCGGTCGAGCATGGCCCGACAGCTTAGCGGCTGGAATCGCGGGAGGGAACTTTACCTAGGAAAAGTCGGTTCGGCGTAATCATGCGCCGGATGAGTTCGGGCACGGTGACCCGCTCGGCCCGGGCGCGCGTCGTCAGCGCGTCGTACTGGCGCGCCGGCAACGATAACGCCATTTCCACAGTCACATCGCGCGGATCCAGCGACGGCCGTCCGGTGCGTTTCATCATGACGATCCTGTGAAGATAAATAACTCGGGTGTGACCGCCGGCCCGGCCTGATCGCGGTGCATCGCGTCCAGGGCCATCACCAGCGCCGCCACGCCGTCAATGCGTTCCGTCGATTTCTGCTTGCTCGGCTGAATGTTGCCCGCGTGATCGACGTCTACGGCGACGTTCGCCACGTTCCACCGCAGGATCGGGTGCCCGTCATGCCGCAGCGTGCGCTCCAACACCGCTTTTTCGAGGGCTTTACTCGGCGCCGACAGCGAGGCCTTCCCCTGCCGCATGCGGACGCACGTCAAGCCGTCGGTTTGCTCGAGCCGCGCGATCAAGTCCGTCGCGTTGAACGGGTCGTAGGCCACCATCCGCAGGTCGTAGGCCGCGTCCCACTCGTGCAGCAGCGCGCGGACCCGTTCGTAGTCGATCGTCGGGCCGGGAATCGCCGTGAGCAGCCCGCGCCTGGCCCATTCATCGTAGGGGACGCGATCGCGCGTCACGCGCAACGGAATCTTGTCGGCCGGGCAAAAAAACTCCGGCAGCACGGTAAACCCGGCGCCGTCGGCATCCGGAAACACAGCGACGGCCGCGGTCAAGTCCGTCGTGGTGCTCAGGTCCAGCCCGACGTAACAGCGTTTGCCGACGAGGGCCGCACGGTCGATCGGCGCAGAGCAGGCGTCCCAGCTCGCCAGCGCGATCCACCGCACGGCCTGTTCCGTCCACTGCGACAGATAGAGCCGCCGGAACGCGGCTTCCTGTGCGGGAATCTCTTTCGCGCGCTGACAGGCGGCCCGCATCTCCTCGAGTGACCGAAAATCCCCCAGCGCCGGGTTCGCGCGGTGCCACACGGCCTCATCCGTCCAGTCGGCGCCCTCGGGGGCTTCGTAGATCACCGGCAGGAAGGTTGGGTCGATCTCGGGATGCGCGAGCACTTTTTTTCCGTGCTGGTACAGCTCCCAAAGGATCGAGTGGCGGTCGTAGCCGGCCGTGCTGATGGCGACGACGAGCGGTTGCGCCCGTGCGCCGGTGCTGGACGCGAGCACATCCCACAATTCGCGCGTGGGCTGCGCGTGGAGTTCATCGAACAGAATCCGAGAGGCGTTCAGACCGTGCTTCGAGTACGCCTCCGCGCTGATCGCGCGATACACGCTGCCGCTCTTGCGATGCACGATCCGCTTTTGCGAATCGACAATCTCGCACGCGGCCGACAGCTCGGCATCGAAGCGAATCATCTGCGCCGCGACGTGGAACATCAGCGCCGCTTGTTCCTTGTCCGCGGCGGCGCTGTAGACTTCCGCGCCCATCTCGCCATCGAACAGCAGCCCATCGATCGCCAGCGCCGCGCACAGCTCGGTCTTGCCGTTTTTCCTCGGCAGCATCAAAAGGCACGTCCGGTACTGCCGGCGACCCGTCGCGGGATTGGTTTTGAACAGCGCCCGCACGATGCGCTCCTGCCACGGACGCAGATTGAACAGTTCCCCCGCGGCCGGGCCTTTGGTGTGCTTCAACAGATTGAGCAGCCGCACCTTCTCCGCTGGGACCGGATCGCGCCGCGCCATCAGTCGGCCGTGAACACCACGACGGTGAATTGCCGCTGCGCGATGCCGAAGTTATTTCTGGCCGTCAGCGTGTAGGTCGTGGTCACCGTCGGAAACACCAGGACAAATCCCGTCGTCGCCACGCTGCCGATGCCCGGATCGATCCGCACCGTCGCGCCGAAATCCGGCACTTCCCACCGCAGCACGGCCAGGCCGCCCTTCGACACACGCGACGAATCGGCGCCGAAGCTCACAATGTCCGGTGCGCGCTGCTGCCCGCCGGCGCCGCCACCGCCGCACGTCGTCGTGGCGCTGGGACTACACGGCGTCGTCGGACACGTCGGGCACGTCGGGTTCGTGGTGCCCGCCGTCGTCACGATGGGCGTGGGCGACGTGGGCAAGGTGACGTTCGTCGTGACGATGGTCGCCGGATCGCATCCGACGGCCCCGATCAGCAGCAGCAACGGCAGGACTTGACGCATTCAGCCTCCCATCAGGCGCGCGCGGCGCCAGTCTACGCCTCGCGTGTTACACGGCCGTACCCCACTTGCTGGCCGGCGCCGCCGTCTTCGGCTGCAGCAGCCGGGCCCGCAACGCCAGCACGCACCCGCTCAGCGCCCGCTGCCAGGCTAATTCCTGCCGATCCAGCAGCGCCAGCCGCTTGCCCGCGGCCCGGTGCCGCCGGCCGCGCAGCTCCACCAGGCGATCCACCGCGTGGGCCCCTTCCAGCGCCAGCACGCCATCGAGCGCGCCCAAGGCGTAATCCGCTTGCAGCCGCGCCAGAAACGCCCGGCCATCATCCCCCAGCGCCTCCAGCTGCGCTGCCGTGGGATCCCATGCGGGTCCAGCTGGGATCAGGGCGGTATGTCGCGTGGCATTGAACGTCCCGCGCAAGAGGTGTTCGGCGGGTGAGAGCTTGTTGTGCCCGCCACTGCGGCCGGGTCTCCCGGCGCCGGTGCGACTCATACAACCACCAAAATCCTTAGCAAATCACCCTGCTTTGCGGCAAAGGGTTGCGCGGCGG